ACGAGTAATGGTTTCCCACTTATAGAATAAGTGAACGTCTTTTAAACAATAAACCATCTTCTTCAAATCACCTTTAAAGTAATTCTTAGCAAATTTCTTCGCTCTTGACAACCAATATTTCTTTAAAAGAACTTGTTCTCTTGTTCCTGTAACTTGGATTGAATCGTCTAATAAAGTATCTGTCGCTAACCATAAGTTATTTTGGAAATAATGTAATCCGTCAATAATTAAACCTGATGCTAAGATTGAACCTTTACCATATGTTTCAACAATTTCATCAAGATTTAATACCGAAGTAAATGGTGCTTGGTTGAAATCTTTATCTCCGTAGTCTGACATGAAACTAACCGCCGTGAAGAAATCTCTTTGTTCCCAAATATAATCAACAATTGCATCTTTGTCATCAATAATAACTGTACAAGATGTGTTGTGATTAACCGGCATGTAAGCACATAACTCAGGATTAGTTCCAGCATTTACCCAATGTTGTTGAACCAACTTAATCAATTCAAGGTGTTTAATGCCTTTCATATCTTTTTTGAATAAACCAACTTTTGGATTTTCAACAGGAACAAACACAACATAATCTGATTTAGTTGAAGACCATACACTTTCTTCTAATAAGAACTCCATATTTTCTTCTAACCATTTTGCGGTATTACTTTCTTTGTTCAACTGCATAATACGGAAATACTTTTCAGAATGTTCAGGGTGAATACCTGATGCAGTTCCTAATACTACCGATGCGTTACCTGATGGTTTTACACATGTAGTTCTTGCTGCTTGATTAATTCCAATTACCGCGGCCAATTCTTTATTTGCATCTTTTACAACTCGTGCTCCTTCTTCTAATAATTCGGCATTAAATAATTTAGGGTTATTCATCCAACCTGTAATACTAACACCTAATAAAGCTTCTCTTTCAAAGATTGCTTTACTTGTTTCACCTAAATAAGGAAAATTAGTATAACCCGCTTGTAATGTTCCTAAGAAAGAAGCATCTTTACATGCCTTTAAAAACTTTTCTTTTGTTGTTGCCTTCTCAGCATTGATCTCGGTTAAATTACAACCTTGAATACCGAACTTAGATTTGTTGTCTTTAACATATTGTTCAACTTCATCATATTTGATTTTACCAAAATCAATTGTATCTAATACAGGGATTTTCATAATCTCAAAACATGGATTAAACATATCAAACCAACTGTTCGCAAAAACAAAACCAATATCATTTGCTCCGTCATTTAATTGTACCAAGTAATTGAATTGTTCTTTAACAACTTCACTTCTCAATAAAATAACTGAGTTATTACTACGACCTCTTTGTGGGTTTTCTATTCTCCAATTACCTGTCTTAGCGTGGATCATCTCATCATCATTAGGATCAACGATCATATTCAACGCTGAACGTCTAACACCACCCGACAATACTGCATCCGCTGAGTGACAAATAATATCAAACGCTAAGATAGGACGAATTTTTTCTCCTTCATTAGTTAACCACTTTTCAATTAACGATTCTATTTTTTCTAAAGATTGTTTTAAACCATCAGGACCAGGTGCTTTAAAACCACCGCTGATGAATGAACCTTTCTCACGAATTAAAGAATAATCTAATTTAACTTCATAACCTGCATATTCAGGGAATGGTTGTTCGTCAATAAAGTAAGATGATAACAATACACCCAATGCGTTTGCCCAACCTTCAATTGAATCTTCAATATAAAAAGTTTTAGTCCCTAAAGTTCTTTTTTGAATTCTACTTAAATTATTTACAAAAGGAGTTAATAATCCTCCACCGAATCCACAACCAGATAATGCCAAGTAAAAAATCTCTTGGAATACTCTATTACGTGCAATGTGTCCTGATGTACAGTTAAACATTCTCGTGTTATGTTTCATAATTTGTTCGTGTCTGTATTGTAAGTTTCTTTGTGAAGCTAATACAGCTTGATCTTTCATACTCTCAACGGCAGATTGTAAATATGGTTCAATTGCCTCAGCATAATCCACATATTTTTTTCTGTGTCCGTCAATTATGTTCTCACACGCGTCTTCCCACGTTTCATATCTTTTTTCATCTTCCTTCCATTTGAAATAGTCTGAGTGTAACTTTAAGTCACTCAGAAATTTTTTACCTTTCTGCATTTGTTCTTTTTTCTTTTATGTTTGTTTTATTAATTACTTTCCAGCCACTTGTTGTCTCCTTTTAAATGCTTCCGCCGCTCTATTAGCATTTATCTGAACTTTTTGTTCTTCGTGTCCCAATAATGTATTTTGAGACTCTGTATCAATAAGAAGAAACTCGTTATTGAATTTACAGTTTTGGAATACAACACCATCTCGACCAATACGAGATTTTAATAATGTAAGAGTTGCTAAGTTATGATCTTTTTGTTCTAATGTTTTACCAATAGATAATATAACGTGTGCAATTTGTGCTTTCTTAATTGACCCACCCATTTGATCTCCAGTTACTACTTCACTTGAAATTGATTCACGGTTACCTTGTGTTGCCGTCCATATTGCCATTTCAAATTCTCCTGTCATTGATTCTAAACTTCTCATAATAGAACCTTCACCTTTCCATTCTTCACCATTAGCTGATTTATCAGTTGAAATACAATCTACATAATCTATTACTAATAAATCAACTTTTTTAGTTCCATCAGAATTCATCTTTCTGATTTTATTTTTAATCTCAGAAACTGTAACATTATCACTTGCTAATTTTAATAATTTTAAACTACCTTTAGATTTAGCTTGAGCTTCCTCTACTTTAGCTTTAACTTCTTCTTTAAATTCAGGTTGACTATCAGGTGCAATCTCAGTCCAAATCGTATAGTGTTTTCTTTTAATATTACCCGGATTATCTTCAAAGAAAATCTGAACGACATTATAACCTAAGTTATATGCGGTGTTAGCGAACTTAGTAAGTAAGGTAGTTTTACCAGTACCTGTGGGAGCTAATACAACCCCCAATTCTCCGATCCCTAACCCACCTTTAAGTAAGTTGTCAATTCCCACAATACCTGTCGGTAATGGGTGTCTAAAGTCCTTTTCTAACGCTCCATCAATATCATGGAATACATCCGTCGCTTCATCATTTGAAATACCAACTTGTAATGCCTTTTGGATAATTTCCTCAATCTTATTGTAAGCCTCGAACTCACCACTTTCAATAATACTCTGTACACTTTTTAACTCTCTTTTCAAGTTTTGTTGTTTACAAAAATTAAGTGCGGTATCTTTAACATACTCAATTTGAGAATCATTATTTTTAATTGCTTCTAATGTATCTACGTGAATTTTAGAGGAATCTTTGTTACCACCTTCAGCCATGATTTTCTGTGCCAATGTATTGTAATCAGGAATTTTATTGTAATTCTTATACAACTCCTTTGTATTTTCCATAATAAATCTAAATGAGTTATTATCAAAAAATTTACTATCTAATACATCAATAATTGTTTCTCCATACTTCTTATCTTCAATGATCGCTTTAATAAGGGATTGTTGAAACGAAAACCCCAAATACCCAAAATTCCTTTCTTCCATAGTGTTTATTATATATTGTTTTTTCTTATAATTCGTATCCTAAATAACTTGTCTCCAATTCTTCTGAAGACAAAATGTCTGTCAAATCTGACAAAATTCTCTTCAATCTTGGACGAATGTCCACCGTGTATCTTGCCTTTGGATGATAAAGATATGCGGGGAATAGTCTTTGAATAAATACATCCTCGCCCAACTTAATTTCCATTAAAAAATGTTCTTTTTCTGGAATTGCCGACTCATCCACAACCTCCGAATGAAGGATATAGTTTTGATTCTCACATAGATAGTTAGAACTTTTTATTTTCAAATCTTCCATAAAATCCTCACAAATATTTTTTATATAATAGTGAAGATCCATTGAACGTCTAGCCTGATCAACATGATCTCTAACGTTAAAAAATCTTTGACATACGATATGTCCTTCTAATGACAACAAGAACTCAAATTTGGTTATGTTGTCTTGGTTTTGGTAATCTCTACTCATAGGGTCTTACTTTAATTGTTTTTGTTTTATTGTTATTTATGTTTTTTTCTTTTCTTGTTAATCTAAGAAAAGGGTTTATAAAATTTATCCAAGCGTCTTCTGCTTTTGGTAAAATGTTGAAGATTCCATCTTCTTGCATCATCTTCATTGCATTTTTATATGATCTACCTTCTTGGTCTAACGGTTCATTTATTAATAGATCTATGGTTTCTTTTGCGTCGTCCGTTAAAAACGGTTCATCCAAACTTACTATCCTATTGTTTACGTCGAAGAATTCCTCACCGAGTACACCGTGTTTTGTAACACCTGTCAATAAATTAGCAATTAACTTATTATGTTTGTCTTGTTCAAATAATTGGTTACATCTATCTCTAACCTGATCAACTGTAATTGGTTGATTTCTTAGTTCAGGAACCAAAGACAATAATCTTTTGAGTCCCATTCCTCTTATTCCTGCAATGTTGTCTGATGAGTCTCCACAAATCATTTTAACTAAACGAACATTTTCGATGAGA